TGCCAAAAGACTTAAACTTATCTAGCATTTCCCAAACCCAATCATTAAATCTGTCGCCGCCTAAAAACTGTATCGCCAACATTTTCTTTTCTGGGTATTGGTAAACCTCAGTTGTACCCACGCCATCAACCTGCTTATCATCATCAAACGCAAGCCATAACTGTTGATTCCCCTCTAAGAGGGCAACATAGAGAAACTCTAAACTCCACCTACCGTGCGACCTTGCAACGGCTCTACCTAATTGATGCTTCACATCCGGCCACATTGTGCTGATGTAGTTGGGAGGCACCATCGTGATGGTGTGGGTAATTTCCCTTGGCTCGTTACGCCGTTTAATTTTAGGCTCACGAGATATGTCTTTAATACCTGAAGAATCAAAGTCTAATAGTGGGTTCATGCTGGAAGCACCTGACCTCCTCTCGCCATTATCGGCGGCGGCTGTTGCGTTGTACCCGTCCTTTCCATACGAACACGATCCATCATGCCTTCAAGGTCTTCGGCACCAGCATTCGTGTCTCCGTCGCCTAGACCAGAAACAACATCCGCAGGGACAATAAACTCACCCGGAGATACAGCGACAGGTTGTTGCCTGCCAATCATACCGGGCACCATGTCATCCATCCCTCCACCTTCTCCCTCGATCAACCCTTCCTTCTGTGAGTTAGGAACGACTTGCTCTAAAACAGCCGTCCTAAGCTGTTGATAGATCTCGATCCCAAACTCATCAATAAAGCGATTAATAATTGCCTCTGACTCATCTTCTGGAAGCTCGCCTAGTATAGCCATCCGGGCCTGATCTAGGAGCATCTGTGCCTGTTCTAGGCCCATCTCAGCTCCTGTTTCCCCAAGCTGGTTAGGGACGGACCTACCTTCTTGCATCTCATACATTTCTTCCATGCCAGAACCAATGCTTGGGCCTGCACCTTTCAGCGTCTCTGCCATGATCAGTTCTGCGATGCCTTCCGGCACATCACTACCCTCGAAGCTTTCCCTCATCGTAGACTCAAGTACAGAGGCTTCGGGTGTCATGACCATAGGATCTTCTGCGGCTGCTGGTGGCACTATCGTGGAAGGAGGGACTGACGTTTCACCCACACCTGTATCGATAGGTCTATAGTAACTATCTTGAACAAATCGTGATTCTCTCTCTTTGCCAGGTGGGCCGTATTTTTTCTCGTATTCTTCTACCGTAGACCTAGCATCTTGTATCCTGTCCCTGAGACCTGGGTCACGCGCAAAGGCACCCGGGCCACCGTAGTTAGAGCGCCCAGCTAGTTCTTTGGCAGTCTCGTACAGACTCGTCTCTTCTGCTGTTGGCGCAGAGCGATCTCCTGCCTGCTGCCTCACATCATCTACGAGCCTACCGAGAAAACCACCGCCAGATCCTGCACCTGATCCACTTTCTACTGTGTCTGTCGGAAGTGGGTCTCTAAAGTAAGAAATCTCTGCGTCAAATCCAGGCCTATAACCTACTAATTCTTCTGGTGTAATTACCTCTGCACCTCTAAGTGCAGCCTGTGCCGCTGCTGAATCGCCAAGGCCATACGATCTGTCAAGCATGGATCTTTCATATTCACTTCTGCCGCCTTGCTGCATTCTTTTCACGGGGGGCATTTCACCAGCTAAGGCGTATAGCTCCGATTGCCTACGGGCAAAATCACTTGGATTGATAGAGGTGATGCCACCTCCAGACATCGTGGAATAATAAGGGCTGTCATCAAGGTAACTGTATTTGTCATACCCCTCGCCTGTTACATTGAGGAATCTTCCTGATCTCAAAGCCTCTTCTGCCGCTCTCCTCTCCTCCTCTTTTTCAGCAGACCTCATTCCAAACATGCGGTCGCGATCTTCTTGAGCTTTCATAGCAGCTCGCTCGCCTTCACCAATTGCTATGGGGACAGCGGCTCCGGGTGTGAGTAAAGCTTTACCCACATTTCCAGCGCCCTCAAGGTTAGCAATATCACCCAGCCCAACGTCAGCTCGCAAATCAGCCAAGTTGGTTGAGAGCGAGTCTACCTTTGAAGCTGCAGCAGCAGCCTTTTCTCCTAGTGCTGTTCCTACTTGGGCATCTAGTGCGGATTGCAGGCCGGGGTTAGTCGAAGCGCCACCTATCGCTTGTTCTGCGGTAAAATTAGCCACATCAACGCCAGCAGTAGTGGCCGCCTTTTGTGCTTCGCCCAGAGCAGCAGCCGTTTCTCCTATTGCTGGGTTAGCAAGATCTTTGGCAGCGCCTAAAGCTTTTCCAATGCCGAACCCTGTAAGCCCAGATATCAACCCTTCCTTCAAGTCACCCGTTACCGCCGCTGACGCTAAACCAGAACCAATAGCACTCGCCAACGCTGTTTTACCCGCCAAAATTCCACCCGTTCCCGCGAGAAGTGAACTACCCGCTAGGCTACCCAGCAGTGGAGCTATAAAGGGCAAGAACGCTTCAGGCTGCCCTGTCATTGGGTTGGTTGTGAGCTGCCCTGTGGGCGACAGAGATGCGATACCAGCCACCTCTATTGGGTTCATGTGAACCATCATGCTGTCGCCGTATCTGCCTTGTTGAGCCATCTGCTCTGCCATAGGCTGCATTGGGAACTGGGGTTGTTGATTCATCATTAGCTGGTCTCCACTCCAAACATATTGAAGCTAACATTTGCTGCACTTGCGTAAACCTTTACGACATCTGATTGTGCTAAACAGATCCCAATCACAACTGTTCTACTGGTCGTTGCTGCTAGGTCTTCATCATAAAAAATAAACTGTTTGTCATCTGCTGTAGCCCCGCCGACATGAATGCTGACCCGAAACGTGATCCCAGAGCCACCCCGGTTACAGATCACCAAGGAGCTGACGGTTGTTTGTGTCAGGTCAGGGACGGTATACAGTGTGGTTACGGTTGTCGCACTGACATCAGCCTGCCCCAAAACCTTGATAACGTCTGTCACGAAGCACCCATCAAAAGGAACTGGAAACGCCGCATGGCAAGTGATCCAGTCTTGTCATCCTGCGTCTTGGCAACAAGCACCTCGTTTTCGATCTGATCTAACGAAAGCTCAATCGTTCTTCGAGTGATAGCTTCTGAGTTAGGATCATAGACTGGTGAGGGGATAGGTAACGTTGTCTTTCTTGTCGTTGCCATTAGCGTCTTCCGTCCTGCCTCATGTCAAACCTCAAGCTACCTAGCCGCCATCCGTATCCCAAGCCAGAGCTTTCCACCCTTAGCACGGTGTGCCTGGCCCTAGCCCTGATATGATTTTGCTTTGTCGAAGAGGTAACACTTGATGTCGCCAGCGTGCTTGGGTCTTCCAGTGGGAAGTTGCTTCCCTTCACTGTCAAGTCAACTGATGCGTCACTCGTAGAACCGCTAAACTTAAAGTCAGGCAGTATCCGGCTAATCATCATAAACCGCTCGCCATCACCGATCTCCAAATCACCGGACTCAACAAAAGCCGTCATCGCTGATCCATCATCGTCATGGCCCACTTCATGCTCAAACAAGTAGTTCACCGCAGAGTTGCTATCAACACAGGTTGACGCTATCGGTTTGTTCCTCACTGAAGCACCGGCCCATGCCCCTCTCGCTAGGGTGCCGACAGACCAGAGATTGTCTGCGTAGTTGTACGAGACGTAGTTTGTTATTTCTGTGTTACCACTGCCTACAGGGTAAAACCAAATCACTTCAGAGAATGCGTTGTTTTCCGCTGCAAATACCTTGAACGATTGATCTTCGTTTAGGTTTGAAAAAACATGTTCTTTTACCGTACACGGCAATGGCTGCACTGATCCGTTGTAAACGTAAAAGCCACCTTTATCCATGAAGAAAACAGATCCCCTCGCGTTTACCGCCGCCTTTGGCGATATCATGGATATATCTGTGCTCAACGTTGAAAACTGAAAGGTAAAAGGCGCTCCCACAAAGCGCATAGAATGAAGACTGGCATCAGTCCAAATCAGTATTTCTTGCCTCGCCTGCAAGGCGCCGATAATTTCTGAGCCAGAATTAATTCTTACACCGCCAGCCGTATTGGTTGCTGTTGGTGTCCAATCTGCCGCATTTTGTTGATCTGAAAAACGAACAAACAATGGGTCAATATTGCTAGATCCTATGGGGTTTGAGCCAAAAGCAATTACATGTTGATCGATGTCAGAGACCATTACCTGTAAAGCAACAGTCGGCACGTTGGATGCCCCGCCTAAAGCTGTAGCATTAATGGCTCTAGTACCTGTGCCAGATGACTCATCCCAGTAATAAATTCCGCCGCCTCTAACGTTGAAGATCAAATCTTCGCCAAAGTTATCTTGGCTGATTAATCGAAGCTGACCAGCCGCAGAGACACTGCTAGAACTACCCCATGTACCAGAACCCCAGCTACCAGCCCCGAAACCAGTGCCTTGCACAAACGCATTTAGACCAGTATTAATTTGATATGCTCCAACAACAGAGCTGCCGCCATTACCAGAGTCACTAGAGTTTGCAGTTACCTCTGCACCACTCGTGTCTTTCGCAACAATCGTGTAGGTGCTTGTAGTCGGTACTGAGGCTATCTGGTACTCCTGGTTAAGCACCGCAGCAATGATATTGCCACCTAGAGATGCAGCATCGCTAAACGTCACAAAGTCATTTACAACAGCCCCATGCGCGGTGTCAGTGACAGTGATCGTTGAAGAGCCATTGGTCGCAGCAAAAGTAACGTCGCCTGCTGACGTTGTGGACCGCAACGGCGTTACGTCGTTTAGAGTATTACCCTCAGTCACATAAAACTTTAAGTTAGTCCCAACCCCAATGTACTTTATAGACTCAAGAGACGCCCAGTTGTGTATTGATCTCGCAACACCAAGAAACGCTGACTGAACCAGCTTTTGCCATCCTCCGATCTTTTCGACCCTTCCCTCACGGAAGCGGATCTTGTCGGAGTCAAACCAGCCTGAATCTGCCGTGTACTCTGTGCCCTCTTTATTGACACCAGGTGCAAACTGTATTTTTGCTAAAGGCATTATTGGAAAAAACTGCCCAAGCCACTTGGCATTCCACCAAACCCGCTTGCCTGGATCATTGATCTAGGGACACCATAGTTTGGTGTAAAGCCCCTGCCTTGGTACATCGTGGGGCTGCCAAGTCTTGAAGGCAACGCAGGCTGGTATCTAGGCATGGGTTGTGGTCTAGGCAGAGGCATATAACCACCGGGGAACCCCCCATATCCAGGCATTGGCATAGGCTGATAGGGCTGAGGCCGTGGCGCAGGCATAGGCTGAGGTAATTGGTTGTAATTAGGCTGCGGCTGCGGCTGAGGGAATGGTTGAAATCTACCCGGAGGTAACACTCGACCTGGAGCACGATATCTCATGTCGTTAATCCGACCCGCTTCAGCCCCGCCAAAACCATCTCTTGCGCTAACCGGACGGCTTCGACGCTGCAATTCTCTCATTATATCCGGGCCTAAGAAGTCTTTTGCTTGGTTTAGTGATGGCAACGTCGCAGGCTGAGCTTCTGGCTGTGTTGTCCCTAACTGACCGCCTCTAAATCCAGCATAGCCTGGTCCCGGCGGTCGCGCATTTGGCATAAACGGAGGCTGCTGTTGCATACCAAATCCCCTTCCAAACCCACCTCCAAACTGAGGAGGCTGCCCAAACTGAGGCTGAGAAAAACCCCCCGGTCCCATGCCAAAACCACCACTAAATTGCTGATTTTGACCAAACCCGGCTGGTTGATAAGGGACAGATTGGCCGCCGCCTTTACCGCCCATTGGTGCGCTTCTTGCCATTATTGATACTCGCCTGTACGAATCATTTCAGTTACTTCGACTGCTCTGTTTCCAACTTGCTGGCTCCACCTACTATCCATGAACTCATTGGCAGCAACGTCGTATTGTCCGTGGGCCATCGCTTCCAAAGCGTTCACAAAACTCCGCAGTCTGGTCAAGCCTAGGTTAAATGCGATGTCTATCATCGCGTCACGTCGAGCTTCATCAAGATCCGAAAACCAAGGGAAGCTTCTGCCTAACTCGTTTTGCACTCGTTCAATATCATTGATCAGAAGGAAATCTACTTCGTCCTTGGATAGACCTAAACCACCTTCTGAGATGTTTCGGCCAACGCCAATCGTTTCATAGCCTTCAGAACACATGTACACCTTGTAGCGCACACCCTCATGCTGTCTTAGCATTTCGATGAGTTTACTCATTTCTCTCTCGACACATGATTGACCTTCTCGTATGAGCGCATCGCTCCAAGTCCCAGCATGCCCATCATCACTGGCACCAGTAATGTTGTGTCTACTTCTGGAACCTCGACCCAGATAGAGAGGACATTAGCAATGATCGTGTTGTACAGCAGTCCGAGCATACACACCCAGCCGATAGCGGGACGCCATCCAGCTACAAACAGACTCTTGTGAGCAGCCTCAACTTTGTTGATCTCCAACTGGCCCTTGAGTGCTTCGTGAGCATGTCGCTCCGACATCGTTGCAATTTCGTGGGCTAAAGCATTTTTCTGGTCTTTGTCCTCGATGAATTTATCGAGCAAGCCAGACACCGGGCCTATAAGTGCATTGACGATACTCATTTGCTATTCCTATTCGACCAAGCTTGAGCGCCAAAGAATGCAGCCAAAATACCTGCTACGGAAACAAAGTAGACAGAGGCCATGTCCCCCAAGATTCCTGCTGCTTGCTCCAGTCCTATCCACGCTGAACAAACGACTAGACTCGGGTACAGCAACATGCCCCAGAGGCTGAACCACGCCATTGTCTTCTGAGCATTTGCTCGCTCAAATTGAAGACGTAGGCTCTGGAGTTCCTTGCTTGTTTCTAACTCATCATCAGATACCACGCCATCGCCATCGGTGTCGTAGTCGGCATAATCCGAATCTGGTTCTAATTTTTTTGCGTTCATAATTTCAAATACACGTAAATTACGGCCATCACTAAACACCAGGTGACAA